CGGCTTTTGTCCTAGAAAGGGAAACCTTATAGTACACGATACTATCAGTCGAATGTTTATAGCCGATTATGGCTACCATTTCGTTATCCTAACAGGGCGAACTTGGTACGCAAATTATATCATGAAAAATTAAGTATTGCCAAATACTTTTTCATGCAACTGTCGCATTTGTTCTACAGCAGCACTATGTTCTGTATGACCTGCATCGAAATATGGATGTTTAGGGTCAGACATAACCTTCTCAATCTCTTGTTTTGCATCTAGTGGAGATACTGCTAATCTATTATTTTGCGTATTCTTAGACATTTCTTCAGTCACTTCTTGGCCTAAACGTGCAAACAACTTGATTACGGCAGGATGATTTCCTGCTTCTGTATTCATAAGTTCGATAATGTCATCATCACCATATACTTGTAAAGCTCTTTGTGCAGCCCTAACATTCTTATCATACTCAAATCCCCATTCTTGCTTTAAAGCATTTTCAGCTTCGTCTTTTTGTACTGCTAAAACACTTTCTTGATTCTCTGCTTGATAATTAATTTGAGCCACTTGATAATCTACCAACGCATTTACCTGCTCATTATTTAAACCAATTTTATGAGCAACATTTTTAAATTCGTTGACAGCAGCTTCTTGGAAGTATTCCTTATGAGTATCAGGAATTGTTACTTCATACTTGGCAGATTCATCTGGTCTACCTAGTTTGCCGTATAATTCACTTTTCTCCTCATCAGTTTTTGGTATAGGTATTCTACTACCAATCATCTTTTGTTGATGCACTACAGTCTTTGCTAAAGATTCTACATCTTTTAGATTTTGTAGCGTAGGGTCATTCCTTAATTCCTCTGGTAGAGATTCCTTCCAGTCTGGATTATCACCTACTGTACTAGACCCAAGAACTGAATTGGTAGTTTGTTCAGTTGTTTCTGGGTTATCTTGTGATTCGGTGGTCACTTGTTCGTCAGCCATTATTATTATCCTCCTTTAAAAGATTAAGTATTCTGACTATTACTGCTCTTTGTCCTTCCTTAAAAGCAGTTTCATAAGGGTCTTTAGAAAAAGAACTCCTACGATAATAAGCTGATTCTAAATCAGCTAAAGTCTGTTCTCCCTCTTTCGTATTAAAAGTGGTTTGATAATTTCCCTTGAGTTGTTTCAATTCTTTATCTTGTTCTTCTTGCATTATACAAGCCCTTCGGCTTCAGCTGTTTCCATTGCTTCTTCCATAGTAGCTTTTGTATCAGGTTTTGATACTTCTGTCATAGCTTGTGCATTTTTCTGAGTTGCTTCAGCTTGTTGCTGTTGCATCATCATCTCTTGTTGCATCTGTTGTTTTTCTGCTCTTTGTTGTCGTATTTCTTCTACCTCATCTACTCCACGAAGAACTGATTTTGGAACACCAAGTAATTCTGCTCTCATCCTAATCGCTTGGTCATGGTTGATAATATCTAATATTTGTGGGTCAGCTTGTGCCACTTGCATAGTTAAATTATATAATCTTTCTACAGCTACTGCTTCTTCCATTCGTTGAGAACGTGCCAATGGGCCTACATATTCTATATCTATTTTTTCGCCAGTAACAAGTTCGGGTGGTTCTAAAAATGCTCCTGCTCTATACATGATTCCAAATACTCTTTCTACTAATGGATTTAGAAACTCTGACTGAAATCTTCCAAGAGTAGGCCCTAATAGTCTTTGCATTAATTCATATCTGACTTGTACTTCTGTAGCTGTCATCTGTGGGCCTTGTTGTAACTGTAATTGGTCAGAATAATATGCCTGACGTATTGCCGTTCTTAATTGCTGTGTCAACAAATCTGTTATCTGCCAATTCGTACCTGTCTGCAATGGCTTGACGGCAGCATCACTTCTTATGACAGTAATACCTCCAGGTGTCATTCTAACTTTACCAATAACTCCATCATCTTGTACTAACAATGGGGGATCAAGTTGTTTTGTCCATGCTTTAAGTCCAAGCTCTACAGCTTTATTTAATGTCTTTATATCTGGTAGTGCATTATATGATGGTGAACGTCCAAAAATCTCACCAGTTGCTTTCGACCAACGTGGTACTAAATATGGAAATTCATTATACCCACCAGTCCTAACGACCATTTTATCTTCTTCACATACATGGCATGAATGAAATGGCAATTTAGTAGTCGCTTTTCCTAATGCTCTCTCGTAATCCTCTAATGGTTCGACTGCATGGATAAAATTAAACTGTTTTTCTGGCTTTTCTTTTGCTGCTTCCTTAATCTTTTCTCCGACATTATCTTCACCAAATTCTTGTACAGCTTGTCGTGCAGATAATTTGTACCTTCTATAAAGAGTATCTACATAACCAGCATTATTTTCTTGAACATAATATTCTGAAATATGCAAACTATTAAAATGAATACCAGTTTCAGCATACCCTTTACTTCCTTCCTCTACGAACAATGCACCAGTACCTATTGAAGTTAAATCAAGATATAATTCATGTACTTCTGTGTTGAAATTATTTTCATTGAACGCTTCATACATCCTTTTTGCAGAATCTTCCAACCATAACTGAGTATCTCTATCAAGATTTAAGTCGGTATCTCTCATTTTTATATGAAACCATTGTAATGATGGTGATGTTAGAGTACCTTGCAGACTTGCAGCTAAAAGATTATTTGCTGTTATAGCAGTAGAATCAAATAAGACTTCACTACGTTTCTCACCCTTACTACGGAATAAGGTCACATCTGCTTTTCGTGGCATGACATAATCTAATATCTCTTGCCAATGATCTTCCCAAGTTCCTCGGTCAGATGCCATTCGTGACAATCGTTTTTTTATATAATCAAACTTATCGTTAACCATAACCTGTTGGACTACCACCTAAACGAGTTTTCGCAGTCGGTGCATCTTCCTCAACGCCCATACCACTCGTTAAAATCGTTCCCATTCTACCTGTTCTAGCTATTCTCAAACCTTTAGCTTTTTCAGCTTCAAATTTTAACTCTGCTTCTCTTTCCTTCGCTAGTATATCTTGATCTATTGGTGGTGGCTTTGCTATTTTTGGTTTCATACCCATTTGCAATCCTCCTTCAACATCCCATAAACTGCAGCATCTACATATTTATCTTTAATTTTCATCATACTTTTTAAGACACCTTCTTTTTGAAAGCCGACACCTTCGATTAATTTTTTAATCCTACCATAACTATTATCACAAGTCGCTGTGACTCTGTTACATCCTGCTTGATTAAAGCAATAATTAAACATCATCTTAATAAACCTTCTTTGACATACTTTAGGGCTATCCAAAGCGACATGGATAAAAATATTATTGCCATCATAATCCGAAAATAATAAAACTCCAATTACTTCACCATCTTCCACAAAGCCCATAAACGTATAATCTTCAGTTTCGGCATGTATATAAGCTCTATCCTTTATCCAATCATAACATTTGTCTTTCCACTTATCATCTGTTACGACTTCAATCATTATGAACCTAAAAGAGTCCTTGCACTTCTAGCTTTTTCTTCTATTCCACCAGCAGTAGTCATTATAGTCTTTCCAGCATACCCCGAACCAAGTGACGCAGCTCTCCTAGCTGCAGTTGTAGCACTTTGGTTACCCCTGTTCAATGCTTCGACTACGGGTGCGATCATTCTTTGCTTTTTCTTTTTCTTCCCACTGACAGCTCTGGCTATGGGCTTGAAGATATTTCTAATTATTCTAATTACTCCACCCATTATTTTTTTACCTTCTTCTTAGGAGGTCTACCCTTTTTAGTTCCATATGTTCCTTGACCTTTTGGCATAATATTCTCCTATGCAAATAAACTAAATTCAGAATCAGCTTGTATATGAGGTGGTTGATAATCTTTTATCCTAGATTTCCTTAATGACATAATACAATATCGCATTGCAGATATAATATCATCATACATAGGAACGATTTTACCATCCTTTCTATGATACATCCTTAATTCTTCTAACAGTTTACTTTGATTTGTAAATATTTTCAATCTTCTAGTCTGCATCCTTGTATACATTTCCATTATACCAGCTTCAACAGATACCCCACCACTACCATCTTTTTCTCCTTGACTTGGTGGATTAGTAAAATGCTCTCTAGTCATATTCAACCCTTCTATCCTATATTGTTCCGTAAGAGATTTACCAGAACCTTTATCGGCTTGTCTTCCATCCATAGGCCATATCACAGGTATCCACTTTCCTCTTGCTTTTATTGCTGAAGCATGGATAGGTACTGCTTCTTGTCGCATAGAATAACAATCATATACATATGTGATATCACTATCCCTATCCCAAGTAATCCAAACTGCTGCCGTAGGATGATCCCAACCAAAATCAATTCCACACAATCTCGGCCAATGTGTAGGAATATCTATTGGGTCGCATGTAATATCGTCTTCTGCAATAGGAAAGACAAGACCAGACCCCAGTTGAGGTATTCCTTTTTCTCTCATCTTTCTTTCATGTGGCGGCAATGCTTGTAATATCTGTTCTCTGACATCTTTTGTCATATGTGGTGCATCATCCCATGTAGCTTGTAGTAATGCTTGTCCTTTTTTTAAATTATTTACAAATTGTGCTACTGTTTGAGTCATCCCATTTTCTGGAGTAAATGTCATAAAGACTATTCCCCCTTTATCTGCAGTCCTTGTAAGCGATTGAGAATAAATCGGAGTAGGTGGTTCTTCGTCAAGCCATATCACATCGACTGCTTCTCCCATCCATTTTTCTTTTCCCATCTCATATGCCTTAAATGCTATCCTAGAGTTTCCCCCAGTAACGTGTTTTACTACTAATGAGTTTACGGCATTAGGAACACCTGGCTTTCTTACAGTCTCTCCTATTAAATCTGCAGGAATAGAACCAGTACCCCTAGCTGCAGGGTCATCTGGTTGTCCTAATAATTCTTTCTGACATACATCTCTTGTAGTCTCGTTAGAAACACCTCCTACCCATCCTCGAATAGGTCTTGTGAATTTTCTACCTGTCCACCATTCAGGATATTTTCCAGTAGCATGATACGCCATCTCCATTGCACCACACAGACTCTTACCGACTCTATTTCCTGCCATTAATAATCGTTGAGGTTCATCAGTATTATGAAATTTTTGCTGATATTCGTAGGGTTTATAGTGGGATAATTGGTTTCTTTCCCTTCTTTGTTCTAATTCTTTGGCGATTTCTACTGCACGTTCTAATTCTTCACTCAATATAAGGTTTCCTATCTATGATCTGTTAGCCCAACCTCGCAATATATTTCTTAGCTAAAGTTGATTTGTTTTCCATAACAATAAATCCTTTAACTATATTATTCATATCATCTTCTGTATATACATCTTTTACACCAGCATATTGTTGAACCACTTTTAAATATTGGTCAACATCATTCTCTGTTGAAGGTGCATATTGAGCAATCATAGCTTTCAAATTACCTTTGTGCCGATTCAGTTTAGTAGTCAGGTCTATTTCTAAAGCTCTTAAACCAGCTTCAGGTGTTTTAAATATAGCAAATCTTTCATTTTTGCCATATCCTTTTCCTTCCACTTCACCATCAAAACCAATACCTCTTTCAACATTTCCAGGATTATTATATTTACTTATGCTAATATCTACTTCTTTGTTTCTATTACTACCCATTTTTTTATTCTGCCCTAATATAGTCGGGCTTTCTTCTTCAGGTATTAAATCACTCATAAAACTTTCTGCCATATTAAAAACCTCTTACGTCCTTATATAAGTTTCAAAACACTTATTCCAGCAATAAACATAATTAAGACCTTCATCATCTTGCACAAAATCTAACGTATATTCACATTCAGGGCAAGTATAGAAATCTTCTTCATCACTTTTATGTTCTTCACACCAATTATCTAATAAAAAATCCTTATTAAACTTAATCAAAATATTTCTATATCCTTACACGTTCCTTAACTTATGTTAATTAACAACATCATCATCCATTTCTGGCTTACTTATCATCAGATTGCCCAATAGATGTTTCAATTCTACTTTTAATTCCTCATCAGTCCTACGATTAGTCACATCTTCAATTTTTGTAGTAGTCTGATAACCCGTCCTATCAAGAATCGAATTAATAGCTCCTAACCTCACAGCAGCTCCGACTTTGGGATCTTCCACTAAGGCCTTTAATTTGTCTACTGCCATCGGAACACAACTAGCCATCAATCTTTTAGTGGCTACTTCAATTTCTGCGGCCAGCTTATTTTTAAGTTCATAACCTTGTTGTTCTGCCGTCTTTATGGAGTAGCCTGCCTTGATGGCCGATTGTTTTGCATTTCCTGTTTGACTGAAGTTCTCAATAAAGAGTTTCATTGGCTCTGTAAGTATTCTTCCCATAGATACATAATAGAAACCTAAAGCCCTAAAGTCAACAAAGAGAGACAAGACCAAACAACAGTTAATACCCATTTTTCCCCTCCGATGTGGGGAAGTTACCATATTATATATAAATTTTTGGCAACTTGGGGGGGTGCGTACGCGTTCGCGCGCGCGTTCGCGCGTTCGCGCAGGCGCAGGCGCAGGCGTTCGCGCGCAACATAAAGAATATCGCAACATCTTGAAAGTTGGCTTTCAGTAATGCACGGGGTGTGTGTGTGGGCAACGGTCATATCCTACATCTAGGACAACGTACATCTAGGACAACGGTCATACCTCGATGTTATCCTACTGATACGATCGGATGCTCTATCAAACCTACCCGATAATCCACGTCTAAGGCTCTTGTCTTGGTCATAGGGGGTAAGGATTATAATCTCGTACTCATTCTAGATAGACAACTTACCGCGTGGGAATGTTTGCCAGTACATGAATGTTAATCAACATCTATTTGCGAAAGAGCTTTACTATAGTTAATAAGTGGTACATAATATAGAGACACTAAAGAACATGGAGGTAAACACAATGACAAACTTGCAATTTCATATCTTAATACAAGAAGAGAAGATTTATCCAAATCTGATAGAATATGGAGGTAATCCTGAAGTTGGTACTATTGATATTAAAGATATTGATACCATTCAGATTAAAAGATTAAAAAATGAATCTTTTAATGATTACGAGAAAAGAGCTTTTGCAGAATATAATTATGAAAAAGAAATGATGGGGAGAGCAAACGATTCCTATCTTTTTGAATTGAGATTATTTGACGTTAAACACGAAGATTATCTTGATTTTGTCATTACAAATATAGGATATTGTAAAGAAAGTAAGTGCAATTGTTGTGATGACAATAGTTACAACTTCAACAATAGAGCTTATTGGGATATAAGATGATAGAAGATAGAAATATATTACAGGCTATAGAGCCTGCTAAAATGTACTTTTTAGAAGTAGGTGAATATCCACCCATTTGGTCGTTAAAAGCTGTTCACAATTTGACCAGTACACAAGCCCGACTTGTGCTAAAACTGGCTAAAGATGGAAAGCAAGGATCAACGGGTTGGTTAATAAATAAGTAAAATATGAGTTTAAGCCCGCTCTCTCAAAATGGGCAATTGGAGGTACACAATGAATAAAATTAAATTAACAATCTTGTTAAAACTCAAATCCACTAACGACCATAACCCTTATCCAAGCTATTTTTATTTTGAAGATACAGAAGGAAATCTAAAGGAAATATCAAGAACGATACAGGACGAGATTCAAAGCAATCTCGAGGGCTGTAAAAGTAGTATCTACGATATATCTATATTGGACAAAAAAATAGAGGTGGAAAATGATGGACTTTAAGAGAAAAGAAATCACAGAATATTTTGATGACTTTATCAAAGAAAATGATAGCGCAATCAAAGAAAATGATAGAAGTTTTATTGATGATTTACATCATTATGCTTTTAACGAAAATTATTTCATTACCGGTACTTACCAGGCTACTCAATATATGGAAGATCAAATCTTTAATATTATCAATTTTATAAAAGAATATGAAAATGATAATTTCGGAGAAGTTAATACCGATTTTTCTGATCCTGAAAAGGTCTTGAATATGTATGTTTATATTATCGGTGAACAAATCGTTAACGAATACAAGGAAAAAAACAATTTATGGTAAAAATGACCTATTCTAAGCCCTTTTTAAGCGATTTTGAAATGCTTGTTAAGGGTTTAGTAAGGGTTTTTTAAGACTAAATGGAGGTACAAAATGATAAACTGGTTCAAAAATTTAACGATTAGAGAATTAAGAACATGGATTAAAAATATGGAGTATACAATGTTCTTAAATACTGATGAAGATCTTAAAAATCTTCAATTGGCTAAAAGCATATTAAAACAAAAAAATAAGTAAATTTAAAAATGGAGGTAAAAAGACACATGAAAAAGGACAATGTAAAAATTGATAACTATCATGCAATTGGAATTGTTGAAGGTTTTATTGAATGTGAAGAAGAAGAAACTTTAATAGAAGCTTGGCAACATTTAATAGATACTGGCTTGGCTTGGACACTACAAGGATGGTTTGGTAGAGAAGCTAGTTATTTAATTGAAGCTGGTATTTGTAAATACCCAGAAGAATAACAAAATATAGGTTTGGCTAGTTCCTTTTAAAAAAAAACTAGCTTGGAGGACAAAATGGATAAATATAAGGTAACTTTTAAATTTACTAATGCGTGGTTTTCTCAACATTGTTTTAATGATGAGATTGAAAGCGAATTAGATATAAAAGTATTTACTAAAAAACTTCAAAAATCTTTGGTCAATAAGAATGAACCTTTTAAAATTTTAAAAGTAATTAATAAAATAGAGGAAACTTTAACTAAACAAGGAGAAATAAAATGAAAAATATAGAATTAAACGTCTCATTTCATGAAAGATACAAAAATGGATTTTATGATATTACCCCGTTTTATGTAGCATCAACAAAAGACTATGACAACATAAAGCAGGGGATAGACTCTATTCATTCTTTGATGGAACACGATTATCAAGAAAAAGATTTTGAATATTTTAATTTCGGTTATGGGCTAAACGAAAAAAATTTAGACAAAATTATGTCAAATCACAATTACGTTATTAGACATAAAAATGGAGGAAAATGACAATGAGTGAAAAAGCAATAAATTACGTAAAAGATTACTTGATATCTGAAAAAAATTTTACAGAACTTACTGAAACAACTTGTGAAACTAATGATGATTTTATAAGTTATGGCAGGAAAGAATTAGCTGAAATGTTATTGCAAAGAATTATAGGTTATCAAAAAGCAGAACAAGAAATAAATAAGGATTGCTAGTTCCTAAAAACTAGCTTGGAGGATACAATGAAAGCAACAAAAGAGTTTAAGAACATACTAATATATAAAAAGTATGGGTGTGTCTATGCACTTGATTCAGATGGAACTTTGCTGTATAGGCCCATTTGTGATGACAACAAAGTTAGAATAGCCTATGATGATTTCGGAGAAGTTGACTATGATGAATTCATTACTGCAGTAGGAACAAGAACAGAATATTATAGAATTAAACATCATTTAGCCTTATGCAATGCTGAAAATTCTATTAAATTTATACAACAAGGAGAAACAAAATGAAAGATATAAAGCTAGAAGAAGAAATTAAAAAAGAATATTTTAATCTCTCTGTTTCTCAAACGGGGATGCTCGAATACTATTTGAGATTGAATTATTTTAAAAGATGCAGAGAATATCTTGAGGAGATAAGCAAGTGAAAAAAATTGATTTAGACCTCTTAGCTCTCACAATAGAATCTTGTGTACTTCTTCAAATTTCAAATATTCTACTGAAAAAACTTAATACTATTGACAAGAGAATCGCCAAGTTAAAAACAAAGGAGAAAGATGGTAATGAAAGAGTGCAAAGTTAATTGGTATAAAGAAGTAGGTCTAAAGGAGGGAAATAATAATGGTTTTATCTATGGTATTTATTTTCTAGCAGATGATAAAACGATAAACCATGCAGATTGGTATAAAACTGAAGAAGAAAGAAATAAACAAATAATCCAAGAGGAGAAAAAAGATGAGTAATGAATTTAATGATGTTATTTTGGAAGATTTAGCCGAGGAGATTCAATCCAAAAATCCCACTATTTCAGATAAGGAAATGCAAATTCGATTACTCCAGGCATTCGAATCTTTGCCTGAACCAGATTTTAAAGGAGGAGATATAGATGATAGATAAAGAATACGAAGAGAAATTTCAAGAGTGGATAGATGACTGTCCTTGTGATTTTAACCAAATCGGATATCAGAAAAATAGATTAAAGGGAACTTTTTTAAAATATGGTGGATGTGATATGAGCCGACCAATGTATGTTTTTTATTTGCCAGAGTGTGAAGAAGAATGAAGTGGGGAAATATTATTTTGATTTTATTTTTTTTTGGAACAATAATTTTTTCGATAATATATGTAATAAAATTAATTCTATAACCATGTCCACTAACTTACCTCCTAGTCGGACATGGCAATGGGTGAGATGTCAAGGCATTGGTATCTTGCCCTTTCTTTCCCGGTTCTCTTTAAAGACTGGGGAATAAAAGTAGGAGGTATTTGTTATGCGTAGTAAAAGATATAGTCCAGAAGGCAAGGCTCAGGCTTTCAAAAGATTAGCGACAAGAAGGACACAAAAAGCCATTCATCAACAAAACCTGATTGCCAATTTGTCGAATCCTAAGAATTACGAATGGACAAAAGAAGAAGTGCGACAGGTAGTCGAAGCATTGAATCAAGGGATAGCTAAACTTGAAGCTACTTTTGTTATGAATAACAGAGCAAAACCTTTTAAGCTGGATTAACCAACATTAAAGAGTTCCCCGGTTCTCTTTAAAAACTGGGATATTTCAGATTTCACCAAATCGCAGCGATATTTCA